ATGGCATCACGGCAGATTAATCGGTTGACCGCGCTCGGCATCGGCAAGCTCGTCGATCCGGGATACTACGCGGACGGCGCCGGCCTGTACTTGCAGATCAGCGCGAGTGGTTCGCGATCTTGGATCTACCGGTTCTCGATCGCCGGCCGTGCGCGGGAAATGGGCCTCGGTTCGCTGTCGGTTCTCCCGCTCGCCGCGGCGCGCAAGGTGGCGGCGGACTGTCGCGCGAGCGTGAAGCAGGGCATCGATCCGATCGTCGCGCGGCGACGCGCGCAGGTCGTGCGGGCCGCGGATGACGCTCCGGGCGTGACGTTCAAGCAGGCAGCCGAAGCCTATATCGCCGACCGAGAATCGACGTGGCGCAATACCAAGCATGCGAAGCAGTGGACGGCCACGCTCGAAACGTACGCCTACCCCGTGATCGGCAACGTTGACGTGCGCGACATCGACACGGAGATGATCGTGCGTGTCCTGCAGCCCATCTGGATGAAGAAGGGCGAGACCGCGCGGCGCGTGCGCGGCCGCGTGAAGGCTATCCTCGACGCCGAGACGGTCCTCGGCCATCGTGCCGGCGACAATCCAGCCCGTTATGTCGATCACCTCGATCGCGTGCTGCCGCGCGTGAAGAAGCGGAACACGGTGAAGCATCACCCGGCGCTCGCGTGGGAGGACATGCCGGCGTTCTTCGCGGCGCTGCGCCAGCGGCCGAAGAGAGCTGCGCAGGCGCTGCGCCTCCTGATCCTGACCGCGACGCGCACGAACGAAGTTCTGTTCGCGCGACCCGAGGAATTCGACCTCGACGCGCGCGTCTGGACGATTCCGGGAGACCGGATGAAGTGTGAGGTTGAACTGCGCGTGCCGCTCTGCGACGAAGCTGTCGAGCTGGTGCGACAGCAGATCGCGACGAAGGCGAAGTGGGGCTGGCTGTTCCCGGGCTACAAAGAAGGGAGGCCGCTGTCGAACATGGCGATGTTGCTGCTGTTGCGCCGCATGGACCGGAGCAACATCACGGTGCATGGCTTCCGCTCGACGTTTCGTGACTGGGTCGCAGACTGTACCGATTATCCCGATTCGCTCGCTGAGCAGGCACTCGCGCACACGATCACGTCGATGACGGTTTCCGCGTACCGGCGCCGAGACATGCTCGAACGCCGGCGCGGGATGATGGAGGACTGGGCGCGGTACTGCGCGGGGCAGACCGCGACCGTTGTGCCCTTTACGCGACCGGCTGCGCAGACAGCTGCATGACGTTGTCGGCCGGCCGCTCGATGACCGGCCTCTTCCCCGCCTTCTCCGCGAGCCAAGCGTCGATGTCCTCCTCGAGCCATGCGGTGCGGCCCGGCACGAGCTCGAACGGTTTCGGGAACGTACCGGCCGCGATCATGCGGTAAAGCGTCGACTGGCCAAGCCCGACCTTCGCGGTCACATCTTTCATTCGAAGTGCTTTCATCGCGTCCTCGTCATCATGCACAGTTCGACCCAGCCGCGAATTTCTCGTTCGTAGCCGGTCAGGGTTGAATTCAGGTTCGGGGGGCAAGGCGGTGCAGCGATGCTCGTATCCGCAAGCACCGGCGGCTGTTCCTTCGCGGGTAATGGCCCTGGGCGCCGGAAACCGAGTGTCTTCGCGAGCGCATGGCTGTGCTCGATCCGACCCGCTGCGATCAGCTCGTCAAGATGCGGCCGCACGTCCTTCGTCGGCACCTTGAAACGCGCCGCGATCACATACGCCGGGTACGTTCTGCCCGGCACCATTCGAGCGAAGACGTTGTCGGTGTTCAGAATGCGCAGCTCGTGCATCGGTCGGCGCCCCATGGTCAGTCTCCCCGCGACTCGGTGAGCACGCGCAGCGCATTCGCCGCATGCTTTTCCCAGTCCGCGCCGTGCTCGAGCGCGAAGCCGGTGAGCCAGTGGAGCACTGCGGCCTGTTCGGCCTCGGGCGTGCGCTCGATCGCATGCCCGGCGGCGCGCAGCGCGTGCGCGATCGGCCCGGTTTCCCAGACCATCATGCCGAGCACGCGGCCGAGGGCCGGCGTCAGCGCCTGTGGGTAGGAGCGGGCGGTCATGCTACGATCCTCGAAAATCTCAAGGAGGCGGATCGATGAACTGGCTGGTATTGCTGGCGGGTACCCATTGGGCCGATGTCGCTCCCGAATTCAAGCTCCACGAATCGGGGGCGATGTGCTTCACAATCTGCGAGCAAGTCGACATGACTGGCCCTCTGCTCAAATTGGTGCACAGGGATGGTCCCGCGTATGTGCAATTCGCGTCGGTGGTCGCGGTTCTCGAGGCGGAGGATCCGCGCAGTCAGCGTGCCGTAGGCTTCACCGCAAAATTCGACAATTGATCCGGCTGCGATCTGTCGAGTAACGTGCGTGCCGCTGCGCAGAACGCGTAGCACGGCCTCGTTGTTGACGCGGTGGGTGGTCACGATGCGTCTCCTGCGCGTGCGGCGGCACGATCAAGCCGCTCGATCTCGGCTATTGCTAGGGCGGCAGACTTCACGAGATTGCGCCTCGGTGTGGTGGACTTGAACCACGCGTCATCCCAAGGCCATGCGTCGGGAATCCGGCCGCGACGCCATCCACCGGCCACCCACGCATAGCATCCTGCTGCGAGGGCGATCTGACCTTCAGCTGCCTCGTCGTCGTGCTCCGGTTCCCAATGCTCGACCTCGACCTGCCGGCGGCGCTCACCTAGCACGTCGCGCACTGCGTCCGTCTCCTCGGCGCGCGGCTCCGGCTGCGCATAGAACAGCCGTCGGATCTGGTACTCAACCGCCTCCAAACCCCGCGCTTGGCTGCAATTGCCCGTGGCATCAGCCAACTCGATAGCCGACTGGATAGATTCGAGATTGCCGTAAAGGAACTCGCGCGCCTCGTCGTTGAACGCGGCGGCGGATTGTTGGAGCGGCTCCGGCTGGCCCGGATGGGCGGCGAGAAGGGCGGTCAGGCGCCCGAGCAGGTTCAGTTCGGCGTCATAGATCGCCTTCGCGTCGAGGTCGTCGCCCCAATCACCGTCGACGGTGTGGCAGTCCTTCAGCGCGTCAGCACTGAGCGAAATGCTCTGGCATGCGTCCATGATCGTGGCGCGCGCTTCGGCGGTCAGCACGTTGTCATTCGGCATGGTTGGATCCTTGGAGAAGGGCGCGCAACTGCTTGAGGAATTCTCGCGAGACTTTGATGAATCCGTTCTGACACGCTTCGATGCTCGAATCGATGTAGGACATGATCCACGGATCGACGGGTACCCGAGCGTCGGCCTGCGCGGGCGGCTGCGGGGCGGCGGCTGATGCTTCGGGCATCGGCATCCAGCGGTCCGGCTCAGGCTGCATACCGCCGCTTACGTCCCACCAGCCGATATAGCCTTCGCTCTCGGTCTGGCCGGTATAGCGACCATCGAGGTCGCGATGCTCGGTGATGCCACCTTCATCGTGAATCCACCAACCCTGCTCCACGTCGGTTCCGTTGCTCAGCAGCATCTGCGTACCGTCCTTCGGTGCCGTCTCGATCGGTTGCCAGTCGCTCACCTCGTGAGCAGCCCGCACGGACGTGCGATACACAACGCGCGTAAGTGTCGGATCGCTCTTCGTCCGGTCGTAGACGCTCTGAGATACGTCGAGCCAAGCATCTTCCTCGGTCAGAATCTGGTAGATCGCCCCTTCCGCCGCCATAGCAGGTGAGCGTGCACCGGCGATGAACCCGTCGCGGTAGGCAAGTGCTTCCGAGAGCGGCGTGTCGGAGTTGGCCCAGGCACTGGCCGCAAGGAGTGCGCGCTCGCTCAGTTCGTTCGCCTCTTCCTCACCATTCTCATTGGCAGAGGCGGCGCGGGCGAGAATGCGCTTCGCATCATCTATACGATGCTGCATTCGTTCTTCCCACCCGGCGATCGCGTCGTTCTCGCACTCGTCCGCCAACGCGCGCAGTGCCACTTCAGCTCGTGCCGCCCGCTCGTCCGCCGGCGCGGGGGCGGGTTGCGGGTATGGCTGGTTCACGCAGAGCTTGAAGGTCTCGGCGCACAGTTCGGCGAAGCGCTTCGGCACGACGCGGGCCTGTGACCAGTCGGGGCAGCACGCCTCGTAGCTGGCCGGAATATCGCCGAGACGACCGCACTCGGGGCAGAAGCGGATCATCTCTTCGATCGGCGCTGCTGCGGGCTGCTCAACATGGTAGCCGTCGAACAAATGCGCGATGAACTCGGTCAGGATGAAGCGATCATCGGCGTTCGGCTCGCGCGAATCGTTGTTCTCGCCGACGATTTCGAACGTCTCGATTGCGGCGAGCGCGGCTTGTGCCGTCAGCGCATCAGCGCGGCTATTTTCGGTGGTCATCTCGGGTCTCCGATTCATCATTTGAGAAGGGTGAATGCTGTTGCAGCCACTCGCGGTACCTGGCCGTTTCCAAGGGCTTTAATGCGGTGTGCCCGATGGGCCATCCCATCAACCACTCGACCCATTCCGGATTCAGCTGGCCACCGTCCGAAGCCATAACCGCGTGGTCGATCCGATCGTTCGAACGATCCTTGCCGCTCTTGCGCTTCAGCGTTGCTGGCGACGATCCTTTGCTCGCGCTCGCGCACGGCGTAGGCCACATCCGCGACGACACCGCCTCGATCAGCGTGCCACCCTCGCGTCCCTTGCGTGGTGTGACTCGGCCACCCTTGTCCGCAAGGCTCGCCGTCGGCGTGGGCCAGAGTTTCGCCGCGCTCGACAGGCCCCATCCGGAACTCGCGCTTGCCCCCGGCATGTTGTGATTCCCGTGCACGGTAGGCGTCGGCCACATAACCTCGGATCCAGATACGCTCCCGTAGATGAGGGGCATCTGTATCGGCCGCAGATAGCACTCCCCATTCCGCATCGAACCCCATCGCGGCCAAGTCTCCGAGAACTCGTCCGAGTCCCCGAGAAGTGAGCATTGGGCTGTTTTCCACTTCGACGCCGAGAGGTCGTACTTCGCGAATGATGCGAGCCATTTCGGTCCAGAGCCCGCTTCGTTCGCCGTCGAGACCGTCACCAGTTCCGGCTGCGCTGACGTCTTGGCAGGGAAACCCGCCAGCCACGATGTCAACAATTCCGCGCCAAGGTCTGCCGTCAAAGGTTCGAACGTCATCCCAAATCGGGAACGGAGGAAAGGTGCCGTCGTTCTGCCGCGCGACGAGGATTGCTTGGGCGTAGGGATCAAATTCAACGGCGCATACGCATCGATTGTCCCGCAGCTGACCTGCAAGGATTCCTCCACCAGCGCCCGCGAAAAGATGAAGCTCATTCAATCGCATCCTCAATCAGAAAAGAAGCCTCACTGGCTGGGTGCTCGGCTAGCATGTGGCAGCTGGTTAGCATGAAAGCGCCGCGCTGCAGATCTGTTGGCGTTGTGACGGCGCCCACCCGTCACCCGAGCACCCACCGTTGAGGCTTGGATTGCCGCGCGACGGGTGCCGCGCGGGTGGGGGGGTCACTCTTCCTCGACTTCCTCGTCGGGGTGCTTGTCAAGGTCCGAGCCGGCGAAGGGGCGATAAGGTTCGTTGCTCAGCGGCACATCACCGAACAGCCCCGGCTTGACGTAGTCATCCGGCGGCGTCAGCGTGATGCCGATTTCCTGCTGCACGCGGCGCGCGATCTTGCCGTGGTCCTCGTCGTCCTTCGGGTGCGCGGTGATCTTGAAGTGCACGCCGACCGATCCGCCTTCCTGTGTCGTGAACCGGATATCCTTCAGGCCGCACTCGGCGAGCAGCACGTCCTCGGCACCGGTCGCGCCGATGTGGAAGCGCAGCAGATACCCTTCGTAATTTCTGTCCCACACGAGGTTGCGCATGAACGGGAAACGCAGCTCGGTCAGGCCGTCGTGCTCCATTTCGAGTTCGCCGGGCTTCGGCTGCGGGCGGCGGTAGAGCATGCCGCGCAGAGCGACGTCGAACATGTCGAGCAGATCGCCGCCGCCGACGATGTAGAGGCCGACGGAGATCGCGGGGACGCGCTCGGCGCCATGCTTCTCGGAAACATTCGTGCAGCTGACGATCTTCGCGAGGGTGCTGTCTTTGATTTCGAACATGGTTGCTCCTGAATGAGGGAAGGGCGGTTACGCGTCGAGCAGCGTTTCGCGGCGGCGGTTGTAGGCTTCGGTCAGGCGCGCGCGGACGTCTTCGGGGTAGTCGCGCACTTCGTCGACACACAGGTCGAGTACGTCGACGTCGGTGCACGACTCGATCCGGCGCAGCATTTCGGCCTCGTCGACGATCGGGCCGTCAGCTGACGGCAGCGCATCATCGACCGGCTTCTTCGGCTTGCGCGCTGCGCCGCGCGCCGCAATGTCCTTCAGCGTCGTCGTCTCGCCGGCCGTCGCCGCGGGTTCGCCCATCTCGAACCATTCTTCCGGGCCGCTCATGCCGTCGCGCAGGCTCGCGTAGATGCGCTTGAGGGTGACGACCTGCGCGGGCGTGATCGCGTCCAGACGGCGCTGGATACGCTTCTCGATGTGCTCCTTCGTCACGCCGAAGCCGTCGAACGCAGCGATGATCTTCTGCACGGCCTCCGGTGACGTGTCGGCCTTCGCATTCAGCGTCACGGCCGCCTGCTGCATGGCCGCGTCTACGACGTCGCCGGGGATCAACGCGAGGATGCACGCGCGCACGCGGCGTTGCGCCTGGTTGGCGATCAGCTCGTAGATATCGCGCTCGTCCTTCAGCTGGTAGCCGCCGGACTTCGTATCGCGCCAGTGGCGCACGATGAACTGCAGACGCTTCGTCGTGCGGCTTTCGAGATCGACGCAGAACGCCTCGACTTCGGAGAACGGCACGCCCTTGCCATCGACGCCGCGTGAACGCTCGCGGAAGCCCTGTTCGATGTTCCCCCACTGCTGCGCCATCGCCTCGGCCGCGCGGATGCTCGGGCCGCTGATGTCGCTGCCGCCGCGCGAGAACTGGTATTGCGACTGCTCGGCCAATGTCGGGCGCGTGAACGCGTTCAGGATCTTGTCGGTGTTCGCGATGACGTCGCGCGGGAACTGCTGCGCCATCAGGTACTTGACCTGCGTTTCCGCGAGCTCGCGGCTCTGGTCCTGTCGAGCGCCGGCAGTGTCGGCGACGGCCGTGCTGCGATTGCCAAACGGAGATGCGACGAGTTCGTTCATGGTTCAGTCCTGAAAGGCCCATGCGGGCAAAGTGATGAGGGAGATTGCAGACGGGTAGCCGGGCCACTGGCCGCTCGCTTCGCAGCGTGCGTAGGTCGCGAGGTTGCGTGCGTAGTCAGCGCGGCCCTGCGCGCGCGACGGCTCGTCGAGCATCAGCGCGTGCGCGGCGTGCGGGTAGTCGGATTCGACAGCGATGAACACGAACGCAAGCACGTCGACGTCCGCAGCGATCGAGTACCCGTCCGTGTAGAACGCATCCTGTTTGTGATAGGCCTTGCGCGCGGCCTGCCGGCGAAACTCGTCCGGCGCCGCGCTGCTGAACGTCTTCACGTCGAGCAGGATCACGGCCGACTCAGCAACGTCGCTCACGAAGTCCGGCCGGCAGCGACACGCGACGCCCGTCGCGGGATCAGTCCAGAACGCCGACACTTCGGCGCGGCCGCGCGACAGCGCCTCGCGAATCTCCGGCAGCGCGCGCACGGCGTCCGACTGGCGCCACGCGGTGTCGTGCTGATCCTTCTGAATGGCGATGCGGTCCGGGTTCGCCTCGACGAAGTCCTTCCAGACCTTCGTGTTGCGATTCACGGTCGGCCCGAGCACGTAACGGTTGCCGAACTCGTCCGGTTCGAGGATCGCGCAATGCGCCAGCGAGCCTTCGAGCTGGCCGCCGCGCGTGGTCGGCGCCGGCCGTGCCGGATCGCGATGCAGCGCCCAGAAGTGCGCAGGCGACACGTTGATCGTGTCGAGCTGCGACTTCGAGACGGACGGCAGCGCGTGATAGGCGTCGATCGACAGGTTGTAGTCGAGCATCACGCCCCCCACACACCGCGCGCGGCCGAGGCTTCAAAAAGCTGCGGCAGCACGAGCCAGACGATCAGGAACAGAATCACGCCGAGCACGGCCCAGAGCGAGACGAGTTCGAAAACGTTGCGGATCAAGCGCTTCATCCAAGACTCCGCAGATACGGGCCGGCAACGAGTGCGCCGTACCACAGGAAGCCGATCGCGATGCCGTAGGCGACCATCCACGCCACCGCCTCGGAATATTTCCTACGGGAATAAACGCGCTTTACAACCGATCGGCTGTAACCGCGAAATACAGGCGTTAGGCTGTTGAGAGGGGCGCGCATCATGCCTCCCGTTGCTGGCAGTCAGGACACGGGTCAGAGCCGTATCCATCGCCCGGGCGCCATCCGCCAATCTCTCCGCGACCGTCGCACGTCTCGCACGGCGTCGACCGTACCGGCGCAGCCTTGCGGCCGGCCTTGATGAGGGCGGCGTCGATGGTCAGGCGCAGGCCGGACGGGATCATGACCTTGCCGGCGTCAGCGTCTGCGGCGATCAGTTCGAGAGCCATTGCGAGGTCAGCTTGCAACCGGCCGATGTTCCAGTACGGCGCGAGCCAGTGATCGGTGGCCGGCGGCGGATTCGTGTTCTGGCAACCGAACGCAATCGCGCCGTCGATCGCATCGATCGCGTTCTTCCGATATGCAGGCGCGCCGGCCGAGAACGCGCGCTGTTGCGCATCGACACACTGATCCTTGGTCGGTGTGTCGAGCAAACAGCCTTCGCGGTTCAGCCATACTTCGAACGGCGTGTGCTGAGTAATGCCGCAATCACACGGCCCGTTCGATTCAGCGGGCATGTTGTGAACGGCGCAGTCGCTCGCGTGAATCGTCCCATTTACACAGGCGACGCATTGGCAATGCTTGATCTCGTTCATGCCGCACCTCGCGCGCGGAGCATTGCGTCGGCGATCAGATACGCGCGGTCAGCGATCTGCGGCGTCGACAGACCCCAGGTATCCGGATGCGCGCAAATACCCTGCATCGCCTTCGCCGCAAAGTAGTCGCGGAGCGACATACCCGGCGCCGAGGCGTATGTGTATCGCGTGCCATCGGCGCGGATTTCCGTAACTTCTTCGCCGCTCGGAAACGCCGGGCCGCCGTCTTTGATCTCGCTCATGGTCTATCCTCGGTGTGGTGTGATTGGCCGCCGCAGCGCGAGCGGGTTACTTCTTCGGCGCTTGGAATCGACCTGCTTCCAGAATCGGCAGACCGGCTTCGGTCGGCACGTAGATCACCTGACCGCCTTTTCCTTCGCTATCGGACAACTTGTTGATCCAGAGATAGCGCAGGTAGGCTTCGTTGTCGCGGAGCGAATTGCCGATGATGGCGTTCGCGCGGGCGACGCCTTGCGCACGGATCACTTCGGCGTCGGCATATGCTTGAGCACTTTCCAGCTTCGCCTTTGCGTCTTGCACCTGAACCTGCTTGCTGTAGTTCGCCTGTGCCAGTTCGGCTTCGCCGTCCATGCGTTGCGAATACACGCGGTATTGCGGGCATCCATAAAGCAAGCCGCTCGCGACGGTGGCGATAGCCAATGCGCCGATGCCCGACGCGCTGATCAGAAACCGCTTCTCATTCATGTCGTTCCCCTTCGTGTTGCCTTGGTCAGTGCGCGGCTCAGCCGCGGTGATGTTCGTCGTCGTTCCAGCGAGCAATCGCGCGCATGATCACGACGGCGGCGAGGATCAGCAGCGCCGCGGCGCCGATCAGGAGGCGGGTGGTGGTCATGTCAGCACCACACGACGTGTTTCCAGTCGACCAAGCGACGGATCGACCAGTGGCGACGCAGCTCGGGCAGTTCCATGTCCGGGCATGCGACTTCGAGATAGCCGCCCGCGAGCGGCACGATTTCGGTGTGGAGGCGATGGAAGTTCATTTCATGCCTCGTCCCACAGGCGCACACGGGCCGGCACGCGCCCACCGCCCGAGTACTCGGCGATGCGCTTCGCCGCGGCAGAGAAGGCGTCCTCGAACGCAGCCATCAGCAGCCACTGGAAATGCGCGCGGTCTGAGGTGTCGCGGTAGGCGTCGACGATCTTGCGTTGCTCGGACTCGTTCAGGCCGGCGAGCGCTTCGAGCACGTCGTCGAGCTTGACGACCGCAGTCGCGCGCTCGAGCGCTTCGTCGGCGGCGTCCTGCGCGTCGTTGAACTGCTGCAGCTGCCGATCCGTCCAGAATTCGGCCGCGCGTTCGGTGGTGGTGGGAGTCGGGAACATTTGGACCTCGTTTGTGAAGTGACGCTACACAAACGCAAGTATAGAGATGCTTCGCTGCATGTCAAGCATCGCTACACTTTTTTATGAGAACGACCCGGCCCACTGCGGGAGCGGGAAGGGAGGCTTTACGGGACGATCAGCTCCGGAAACGAAAAAGCCCCGCACGCGGCGGGGCTTCTCTGAGGTGGGAGCGCCTTACTTCTTCGGGGGCATCGAGAACGCGCCATGATATTGCGCGGCGTTTGCCTGCTTGGCCGCTTGGCATTCCCGATAGACTTGTTCGCCGAGCTGCATAGGGTTGCTGAGTGCGAGATTCGCGTCCGTGTAAACGCGCTCGCGAACGCGCTGCTTCCAGGCTCCATCGAGCTTATCGCCGAAGAGATCTGGAAGCGCGGACTCAGGAAGCCCGTGCTGTCGATTTGAGACGACGAATTCCACGTATCGCGACTTCAACTGGCATTCGGTCGGCGCCGGCATGGCCTCCCGACGTTTTTGTTCCTGAGCGGAAATCTGATCATAGCGAGCCCGCTGAGCAGCCTGTGCGGCAGCTTCTGACGCCTCCCGATCAGCTTTAGCCTGCGCAAGGCGGGAGCGAATTTGCTCCTGCTGGAACGGGTTGTATTGGCACCACGCTGCAGTAGGCATTGCGCAGATTACGGCCGCGAGAATGAGACGCTTCAAGTTCATCTCCTGCTTGGATCTCAAAGCCGATTGTCGTTCCAGACTGCCCGACCGACAATCATCGTGCGGTCGTCAGGCGGCAAGATCTTGTCCGGGTGAGCGATCTTGTCCGGATTGTCGCTGCGCATGATCCACGTCTGTGCGCCCATCGACGGGTGGTAGTCCCAGATCAGGCGCTTCAGTACCAAGCCGCCGTCGGGCGTGCAGATCGCATAGACCTTTCCCTCTTTCGGCGCGCGGTCGGCAGTGTTCAAGAGCACAACGCACCCGTCCTGAATGTTAGGCGACATGCTGCCGCCGGACGCATAGATAATCCGCGCCGCGTGCTCCGGCACACCAAAGTCGCGCAGGCTGGAGCGTTTAAATGCAAGGCCTCCCTTGACGACAACGTGGTCGACGAACTTTCCATCGCCGCAGGCGGCAGAGACATCCAACTGCGGAACCATCGAGAACTCGTCCTCCGTCGGGTTCGGGAGATCGACATCCTCAGCAGCTGCCATTGCCGCAACGAACGGCACATAGAAGCCAGCGCGATCGTGTTGTTTCTCGCCAGTAAGCAGATACGCCGTCGAGGTCTTGAGCAGCCGGGCGAGCGCTGGCAACCTGTCTTGGTCCGGGCGCGTATCGCCACGTTCCCATGACGCAACTGCGCTCCGCGTTATGCCGAACGCATCCCCCACGGCCTGAAGGGTAAGGCCGAGCGCTTTGCGCTTTTCACGAATGATCGATCCCATATTCATAGTGCAGTAAAACTTAACACTTGATTGTGTAGCGTTGCTTCGCCTATCATGTGTAGCAACTCTTCACATTCTGGAGTCGAACACCATGGACGAAGACGTCCTGACCTCGGATCGGCAAGCCGAACTGCGCGCTGCCGTGAAGCTCGCCGGCGGCGCCAGCGCCATTGCTGAACACCTTGGGCTCTCGCGCGGCGCGATCTACGACTTCATCCGCCGAGGGAATTTCTCTCCGGAGCACTGCCCCGAAATCGAAAAATTTTCGGGCGGCAAGGTGAGGTGCGAAATCCTCAACACGACGGTCGACTGGGCCTACCTGCGTAGCGCCGCGCATTCGATCAGCGAAACCTCCCAGGTGCCGGCATGAAACAGATGAGCGGCATGCGAATGCGCGGCGTCGCGTTCTGCGCTGGATGCAGCAGCGAACTCCCGGCATTTCGCCACTGGCTGACGCGGTATTGCCAAACCTGCCGCCCGTCTCACTCGAAAAAAGCGCTCAAGCGAATCGAGCCGCTCACCGAACAGAAACAGGTGAAGTCATGAAACCCACCAAACCCACACGCGCCGAGTACCGCAACGAGGTGAAAACTCGTTTGCGTGACCGCGTCTACGACGCGCTCCAGTTCTACAAGCAGCTGCATGGCATCGATTCCGATTCGGCCGCGCTCAACCGCATCGCGGAGGTGGCGCTGTTTGGCGTTGTCGGCACTTTGCCCGCGCAGTTGGTGGGCGTCAGTGCCGACGCGGGGCAACCTGGCCCGAAGGTGCGCGCATGAGCGAAGACCGCGTAGATCAGCCGGTGCGGCTGCCGGTGGCGGAAGCTGCCGACCTTGCCGTGCGCGCTGCAGAGCAGGGCGTATCGACGCCCGATTACCTCGGATACCACGTGCTGAAGAGCGCCTACGGCGCGCTGCACCCCGCTGTCGTCGCGTTCGAGCGTCGGCCCAAGTTGGGACAGACGGGGACGGAGCAGGAGGACTGACCGTGGTTGAACTGTTCATCGACGCCTGGATGGCGTCCGTCATCTGGTTCGCGTTCGGCGGCGCATGGAGGTGGGTATGAGCCGCTGGACGACCACCGAAGTGCAGGCGCTTGTGCGCGAGGTTCCGCGCGCCCGCACGCCAGAAGCGCTGCGTCCTCTGTTTCCCCGTCATCCCCTTGGCGGCATTCGCTGGAAGGCATTGCGCCTGACGCTGCCGTTTCCGCCGGCGCGCGGGAGAAAGGCATGACCCGAATCCCGAAACCTCTCACCGTAGCGAGCCGGAGGTAGGCATGTCCGGCGACTGGATAAAAATGTGCGCTGACCTCTCCGAAGACCCGATCGTGATCGCGATCGCGGCACGCCTTGGCGTCGACGAATTCAGCGTCGTCGGCCGCCTGCATCGCATCTGGTCGTGGGCCGACCGGCACCTCGAGGACGGCCTGGCCCTCGGCATCACGCCCGAGTGGATCGACCAGTTCGTGCGTCTCGACGGCTTCTCGACCGCCCTTATCGAAGTGGGCTGGCTTTATCGATTCGATAAAGAAAGCGTTATCGATCTGCAGCAAAGTCTTATCGATTCCGCCCCCGAGACCTTTATCGATTCGTCCCTGAGCTTTATCGATTCTTATCGAAACCTTATCGATTCGCGGGATGAGGGGGGTTTGGGGGGAGTGGTTTTTCCAAGGTTTTTCAGGTTTTTGACTGGAAAAACAACAACCAAGACCAAAACCAAGACAAACCCAACACCAACGTGCGCGAGAGAAATCGATAACGCGATCGATAAAGCAACCGATAAAGGAATCGATAACGAAATCGATAAAGCTTCGGTGCAAATCGATAAAGATGAAAGTTTTGCAAGCTTCTGGAAGCTCTACCCGCGCAAAGACGCAAAGGTGCAAGCGCGCAAGGCGTTCGTGAAGCTCGCGCCGTCTGCCGAACTGCTTGAGCGGATCCTCGATGCGCTTGATCGGTGCAAGTGCTGCGATCAGTTGGTGCGTGAAGGCGGCAAGGTCATCCCGTTCGAGTCCACGTGGCTGAAGCAGCGTCGTTGGGAGGACGAATCGACGCCGGGCATGCGCCCGCAGCCGCAGTACCAGCGCATGGCGGCTGACGAGCGCCGTCGCGAGATCAGCGATGCGAACGCTGCGGCCTTCCTCGCCGGCATTCCGACCAACGATCCGAACGTCATCGACATGGAGCACTGACCGTGAACGACCACGACAAGCGCGAATTCATGAACGAGCTGAACCTCGCGTTCGAGGCTGCCCGCCAGCCGCTGCCGAGCCCCCAGGTGCTGCGCCTGTTCTTCGACCGGCTCGCACCGTATCCGCTGCGCATGGTGCTGACTGCGATCGGCCGGCATATCGATGCGAGCGAGTTCGCGCCGACTCCGGCCTCCATCCTGAAGCACCTGCCGAAGATGAGCGACGGGCGCCCGGAGCCGGATGAGGCATGGGCCATCGCGATCCGCTCGGCCGACGAGCGCGAGACGGTCGTCTGGACGCAGGAGATCGCCGAGGCATGGGCCATCGCATCGCCCGTATTCGACGGTGACGAGATCGGTGCACGGATGGCGTTCAAGGCCGCATATGCGCGGATTGTCGACCGGAATCGAGGCGTGAATCTGCCGCCGCAGTGGGTCGTCTCGCAAGGCTTCGACGCGCAGCGCCGCATCGAGGTTGTCGAGCAGGCCGTGCGAGCGGGGCGCCTGCAGCTGGCGCATGCACAGGCCGTCGTGCCTTTGCTGACGAGCGAAAGCGATCCGGCACCGACTGTTGATGTCGAGGCGAACCTCGCGCGGTTGAAGGCGATGGTCGCGGGGATTGGGAGCGCGCAAGCGCGTGCTTCCCTCGAAAAATCCGCCCGTGCACGTGAGGCGGCGGAAGGTCTGGCCGAGGCGAAGCGTGCGGCGGTCGATCGCGTTGCGGGCCTGATCGACGCGGCCGCTGACCATGGCGTCCGTCCGTCGCTCGCGCAGTGGCGCTTCTGCTGCATGTGCGAGAAGCAGGGCTTTCGCGAGCAGGCGACGTGCTCGATCAACGGTGCGGACTTCTGCGAAGACCATCGCCCGGCGCCGAAAGCGCCGCGTCGTGCCGGCGCGAACCGTGGCGAGGTGCGGGCATGAACTGCAAACCGGGTGATCTGGCGATCATTGTTGTCGCGACGAATCCGGCCAATGTTGGCCGCATAGTCGAATGCATCAGCTTGGCTGCAAACGGAGACATACGGGAATCGGCGGCCGGACCGGCACGGGTGAGGGTGAAGCTTGGCGAGCCGGTTTGGTTCGTTCGATGTGCTTCCCTGTTGGCATCGCACAACAAGACGCGGAAGGGGCATAGCGTTCGTTACTTCGACCACGAAGGATGGATTCTGGACTCGCGCCTTCGCCCGATCAGCGGCGTGCTCGTGACCGACGACGTGGCGGACGAGGTGACGGCATGAAGCGCATCGCCCTCATCGCCGTTGCGCTCGCGCTCGCTGGCTGCGATCCGCTCGCGAACAACCTCACGGGCAACGTGAAAGTCAGCGTGGTGACGGCCGACAACGGCGTGCCTTGCGTGCTGGCTGTTGGCGGCGGCCAGGGTGGCCTCGCGATCTCGTGCGACTGGTCCGGCTCGCGCGCCCCTTCGGTCGTGGTGCCGCGATGAGCACCGACGGCGTCCCAGCAGGCAACTGCGCTGCCTACGGCTGCCCGCTACTCGGCTCGTTCGGCGTGTCGGGGAAGTGGTACTGCGCGTGCCACTTCCGCGGCTCGTCGGCGAGCAACGACGCCATCACATCGGTGCTCGTGCAGCACCGCGAAAAGGCTGAACGCGCGGTGTTCCTGCGCCGCACGTTCGCCGGCTACAAGGCGATCCTCGCCGCAGAGAACGAGCTGATCGAGCTGACCCGCGAGATCGGCATGCAGTACGAGATTGGAGGGAGTGAGGGATGACGCACCACACGAACGACGCGCGCGCGTGCGCGCATTTGGCCGAATGGAATCCAATCGAGACTGCGCCGCATGACGGCACGCCGATGCTGCTGTTCGCGCGCGCGAAGAACGCGACGGCGAGTGCCATCGTGATCGGCTGGTGGCTGCGCGATCTGGGTTGGATCGAGGCAGCCTTCACGCCGAATCATCCGGTTGGCCTCGTCCCTTCGCTCTGGATGCCACTACCGGCGTTTCCGAACCTTCCGCCCCAAAAGCAGGAGGGGACATGCTGAGTCACTGCCCCGGCAACATCTTCGGCGCGCACCGATTCGAGCCCCGCTACGACGAGCGTCCGAGTGAACCAGTGTCGACGCTGTTCGATGGCATGGTGCGCGTGTCCGCGAGGACGGCCGGAAACATGATCGACGGCAACGCGATCCGCACCTACGTGTGCGACGTGTGCGTGCGCTGCGGCGCGATGGTGAAGCGGGAGGGCGCATGCTGACCATCACGCTGCCATACCCGATCAGCGCGAACCGGTACTGGCACCCGGTCCGCATCGGCCCGCGCATCACGATCGTGCCGACGAAAGAGGCGAAGGCATACAAGGCCGACGTCGCCGCGATCTGCCGCGCGCATGGCATTCGCCCGATCGCCGGCCGCGTCAATGTGCACATCGACCTCTATCCGCAGCGTCCGCAGGACTGGCAGAAGCGCATGCGCCTGCACGGCGCCGCGTGGGACGACACGGTGCGCTGCCTGGACGTCGACAACGCGCGCAAGGTCGTCTACGACGCGCTGAACGGCGTCGCGTTCGAGGACGACGGCCGTATCTGGTCGGACAGTGCGACGCGGCGCGAACCGGACGGCGAGGCCCGCGTCATCGTCACGATCACGCCGATCGTCGTCGAGCAGCCGCAGGCAGGGCTCGCGCTCGACATGCCGGTCTCTGACCCTTTGGAGGTGTGACGTGGGACCGATGAACCTCCAGACCACGAAGCCCCGTGCACGCATCGTCAGCACGTTTGGCAAGCCAGCATGGCGCGTCACCTTCCCGGGGCTGCATACCGGCTTCGTTGGCGTGACCCTCGACAGCGCGCTCGGCGTTGCCTACCGCTGCCGTCTCGCGCGAATCACCGGGAGGCGCGACGCATGAACCTCGTCCAGCTCGCCGGCATCCTCCCGCGCGATCCGCAATTCCGCGAGTGGGTCGGCGGCTTCGTCAACGGCGATCCCGTCTCGGTCGACGAGGCCGCGCGCTTCGTCCGCATCGTGTGCAAGGTCGAGTCGCGCCGCGAGCTGGCGACGAACACGCATGCGGCCGACCGCTTCCATCACTACATCCGCCGGTTGTTTCTCGACTGGCGCGATCAGCAACTCATCCGTATGGCACATGCGGCGCCCGAAAGGGCGGGGACTCTCCGAGGCGAACTGCAGCCTGAATGTGCCAGGCAGTGACGACAGGGAAAGACCGAATCGGCGCATGGCGGTGCACCGTTGACAGCCCGGAAAGACGGGCACCCACAACCGCAAATCACGGAAGGAATGACGGTCATGACCAGAGAAGCCACCCAGTTTTCGGCCGAGCGCCAACCCCGCACACGCAAGCCGCGCGGCAAGGAGATGCGCACGAAGATCCTCGAAGCAATCAAGGAGAAGACCAAGCTTAACGAGAAGGGCTTCTACATGGCGGTCGCGCAGAAGGCGCTCCTCGAAGGCGACACGCTGATGATGAAGGAACTGCTGACGCGCGTGGCGCCGGCCGCGAAGCCCGTTGCGCCCGCCGTGCAGTTCGAATTCCCCGAGGAAGGCACGCCGGTGCAGCAGGTCGACGCCGTGTTGCGCGCCGTCGCCTCCGGCAAGGTCTCGCCCGATGTCGCTCAGCAGCTCGTGAACATGATCCGCGCGAAGCTCGACGTGCTCGAGATCAGCGAGCTGGCCGACCGCCTGGCGCAGGTCGAGAAGGCGCTCGCGGCGCAGGGTAAATGAGTCGACGCCGTCTGTCGCACGCCGCGATCACCCGCGTCGAATCCTACTTCTCAGGCGTCGCGACAGACGAGCGCCCGGCCGTGTTCGGCATCGTCGACATGGACCGGAACGTCATCAAGTGCCTGACGGTAGATGGCGAGGAGACGGACGCCGAGCCAACCGTGCTGATCGCGGAGAAGCTCGAGAGGCTGATCTACCCGAAGCGCTGGAAGATCGTGCTCGGCGGCCGCGGCTCGATGAAGACGCGCACGATCGTGTCGATCCTGACTGCTCGATCGCAGGCCCGGCGTGAGCGTGCGCTCTGCCTTCGCGAGATCCAGGCGTCGATCGACGAGTCGAGCTATCAGGAAATCGCCGAGGAGATCGATAGGCGCGAGCTGGGCGATTCGTTCCGCCAGTTGAAGAAGTCGATCCGCGTGCCGGCGAACGGCAGCTCGTTCTCGTTCCGCGGCCTGTTCCGCAACCAGCGCGCGCTGAAGGGCTTCACCGCAGCGACCGCCGCATGGGTCGACGAGGCCGAGAACGTGTCCCGCGACTCATGGGACATTCTCGCGCCGACGATCCGCGCGCCGGGTTCCGAGATCTGGGTGTCGTTCAACCCGAATCGAGAGACGGACCCGACGTGGGCCGACCATGTCGCCCCGTACGTCGATCAGATGGTCGACGGCGTGTATGAGGACGACGAGCGCCTGATCATCCGCTGCAACTGGTCGGACAACCCGTGGTTCCCGGAGGAACTGGAGCTCGAGCGGCAGCGCATGCTGCGCACCGACATGGACCGGTACAACTGGATCTGGGAAGGCAAGTTCAACCGCCGATCCGACGAGCTGATCTTCTCCGGCAAGTACCAGGTCGAGACGTTCGAGACGCCGGCGAACGCGCGCTTCTTCTTCGGCGCCGACTGGGGGTTCTCGCAAGACCCGACGACGCTCAATCGGTGCTGGGTGCGCGGCAACGACCTGATGATCGACTGGGAGGCGCACGGCAAGCAGGTCGACCTCGACGACATCTGGAAGCTGTTCTCCGGCCGCGAGGGCATGCGGCCCGAGCAGGTCGCGAAGTGGAAGGCCGGCGACGAGAAGAAATATCCGGGCATCCCCGGCGCGCGGAAATGGAAAATCAAAGCCGACTGCTCACGGCCCGAAACAATTTCGCATGTCGCGAAACAGGGATTCAATATCGACGCGGCAAAAAAATGGGGTGGATCAGTAGAGGACGGAATTGCGTTTTTACGCGGTTTTGACCGAATTATTATTCATTCACGGTGCGTAAAGACCAAAGAGGAATTCGATAATTATTCGTACAAGGTCGACAAAACCACGGGGGACGTGTTGCCTATAATCGTCGACAAGTGGAATCACCACATCGACGGAATTCGATATTCGATGGATGGTTATATCCGCGGTCGCGGCAATGGTCTGAATATCAGCGCCGAAGCATTGGCTGCACTCGCTACCGCATAAATAGATTTTTCCGGCCAAAATCGGCCATTTTCTCGGAGATTTTCAATAATGCACACTCGCACTGTTATCGCGGCTCTGCTCGGCTTCGCCCGGCCGCATTTCGCGATCGATCCGTCGGAACCTGCGATCGACCAGGCTCTCGCTCCGGCAGCTCCCGATGCGGCGGCCGCTCCCGCGAGTGACGCGGGGGAGTCGAACACCGATGCGCCTGCTGCGGCCGCCGGCCCCGAAAGCGACACCTCCTCATCTGCTGCGCTTGCATTGCGCTCCGGAGGCACCGCAGTCGAGGGCGCGCCGCAAGGTGACGCGCCGGAGGTCGCGGCATCGGGGGAAGGCGATTCGGATGCGCGTGCAGAGGCCGGTGCGAATTCCTCGCTCTCGCAATCGAGCGAGACCGTAGCGGAGGATGGCTCGCAAGTCGCAGCCGATACCGGTAACGCAGCGTCCGACCCGACGCCGGCCGTCTCGATCGACGTCGAGGATCACGCCGAGGCGTGCGAGCGCTTCGCCGGCCTGATGGCGACGCTGCACAACGCGGAAGCTGATTTCGTGCATGCGCTGCGCAACGAGCTGAACGCGATCGGCGCGCTGCTGCACCTGCATTCGGTCGCCTCCGGGAAGGCCGACGCGACGGGCGATTACAGCTCGTCGGACCTTTCGTAACCGACACGGCGGCGCGCATGCTCGAGAAACTGCATTCCCTCATCCCGCGCGCGCTGCTGGCGCCGACCGCTCCGGCGGCCGCGCGCCCGGCGGCGCCTGCGATCGCGCAGCGCGTCGAGCCGAACTGGCCGACGATCGAAGGCCCGCGCCGCGGCATGCGCATCAATCCGGCGCTCGTCGAGCAGCTCGCGAAGCAAGAGGCCGCTCGCGGCGCCGCCATCGATTGGACGGAAAAGTTCAAGCCGCCGGTCGTCGCGCCTGGCACGTTCAAGAAGGGCGACGAGGCGCCGACGGTCGCCATGGATTCGGTGTGCGACAACCTCGCCGGCACGCTCGGCGCGTGCGGCGGCTTCAACCAGCTGAATGGCGTCGACTTCATCGGCTACGCCGCGCTCTCGCTGCTGTCGCAGCACCCACTGATCCGAGCGATGGTCGAGACGCTCGCCGACGAGATGACGCGGAAGTGGATCGAGTTCGGCGGCCAGGGCAGCGAGGAATCGGACACGAAGCGCGTGCAGGCACTGCAGGCCGCGACGGAGAAATTTCACCTGAAGAAGGCGTTCAACCGGTCTGCGAAGAAGACCGGGTATTTCGGTGGCTGCATGCTGTACGTCGACATGGGAGACGATACGCGGTCGGACGAGGGGCTGCGCGAGATCCAGACGCCCCTCACGCTCGACAGTGCCAAGATCCGGAAGAACTCGTTCAAGGGCTTCCGGCTGATCGAGCCGATCAACTGCTACCCGGCACCGTACAACGCGGACAATCCGCTCGCGGCCGACTACTACCAGCCAAACGCATGGCTCGTGCAGGGTCGCAAGGTGCACGCGTCGCGGCTGCTGCACTTCACGCAGAACGAGCCGCCCGTGCTACTGAAGCCGGCCTACAACTTCTTCGGCATCCCGCTCGCGCAGATGGCGCTCGACTACGTCGACCGGTTCGACACCGTGCGCATCGCGGTCGCGAAACTCGTGAAGCGGTTCAGCACGTCGATCCTGAAGACGGACATGAGCCAGATCCTGAACGGCGGAGGCTACGACGACGCGGCGAGCCTGCAGGCCCGCGCGTTGCTCTGGCAGATGGTCGGCGACAACCAGGGGCTCATGGCGCTCGACATGGACAAAGAGGATTTCGTCCAGGTCAATACGCCGCTGACAGGCCTGTCCGATATCGTTTCGCAGCAGCTCGAACTGCTCGCGGCGATCAGCCGCACGCCGGCCGTGAAGCTGCTCGGCATCGCGCCGCGCGGCTTCAACTCGACGGGCGAGTACGACGAGGCGAACTGGTACGACCATGTCGCCAGCCAGCAATCGATCGTGCTCGCCGACAACCTCGACCGCGCCATCAAGATCATCCAACTGTCCGAGATGGGGCAGATCGATGACGACCTCACGCACAAGTTTGTGCCGCTGCACGAGCAGTCCGAAGCTGAGAAGGCGGCGAACCGGAAGCAGAACGCCGACACGTTCGCGATCTACTTCGACCGAGGCGTCATCGGCAACGAGGAGGAGCGCATTCGGCTCGCGTCCGATCCGGACAGCGGTTACGACTCGATCGACGTCGACAAGATGCCGGAAGCGCCTGACCTCGGCGAAGGCATGGACGACGACGAGGAGCGCGACACCGACAGTACCGGCGCGGTGGCCTGATGCCCGCGCGCGCCCCGAAGGTGAAGGGCGAGATGCGCGCGACGCGGCCGAGCGCCGCCGTGCGCATCCAGTACCAACGCGCGCTCGAGCGCCTGGTCGACGAGATGCATCGCTCGACGCTGTACTGGCTGCGCACCACGTATCGCGATCGCGAGTCGGAGATCGCCGCGGACGCGTCGCCGGCCGCCGATCTCGCCGCGCAGCTCGCGCGCCGGGCCGCGCAGTGGCGCAAGATGTTCGCCGCACGTGCGCCGGATCTCGCCCGGCGCTTCATCGCTCAGGTCGACCGGCATGCAACGAACGCCACGCGGCAGGCCGCCGTCGCGCTGACCGGCATGTCGGTCTCGGTGAAGGACACGCTCGTATCGAACACCGTCATGCAGGCGTCGATCCAGCAGAACGTCTCCCTGATCAAGTCCATCCAGTCCGAGTATGCAACGGAGGTCGAAGGCATCGTGATGCGCAGCGTCACGGCGGGCCGCGACCTGAAATACCTGACCGACCAGCTGCAGGAGCGCTACGGCGTGACGCGGCGCCGCGCGACGTTCATCGCGACCGACCAGAACAACAAGGCGACGGCGCAGATGGCGCGCGCGCGACAGCTCGGGATGGGCGTGCGAAAGGCGCGCTGGCTGCACCTCGGCGGCGGCAAGAATCCGCGGCACTCGCATGTCGAAGCGAACGGAAAGATTTTCGATTTATCGAAGGGTCTTAAAATCGACGGCGAATACATTTTCCCCGGCGAATTGCCGAATTGCGGGTGCGTGGGCGCGCCGCTTATTCCAGGTGTTGACGATGAAGCCGAATAAAGACGAGATTATCGTCGCTTTTGACAAGGCGACGGTGCGGAGTTTCGATAAAGACGGTCGCATGCGGGTTTCGATCAGTCGAATCTCGAAAGCCGACGTGAATCCGTACTGGGGCCGCGAGATCGTCGGCGGCGACGAGCTCGGCCTCGACCAGGATCGCGTCTACAACGTCTTCCGCCCGCCGGAGGAGCTGGAGAAGGCTGCCGCGACGTTCAACACGCTACCGATCCTGCTCGTCCACAAGCACGTTAGTGCCGACGATCCGAAAAAAGAACTGATTATCGGAACTACGGGTTCAAATGCGGCGTTTGACGGTCAATATTTGACGAATGACCTCGCTTTCTGGGATGGCGCTTATATCGAGAAAATCGAAAGCGATGAACAGCGCGAGTTGTCGAGTTCCTATCGGTATAAGCCCGTCATTAAAAGTGGAACCTATAATGGCGCGCAATACGACATCGTGATGACGGAGATTATGGGTAATCACGTCGCACTGGTCGTCGAGGGGCGCGCCGGTCCCGAAGTGACGGTGGCGGATTCCCAAATTCAACCTCCCGAAAAGGTACGAAACGTGAAACTGAATCCGAAGCAGAAGGCGGCGTGGAAGGCCCGGCTCCCGAAGCTGAAAGTCGCGATGGACGAGGGCCTCGATACTGCTGGCGTCGAAGAAGCGCTGGAAGAAGCCCTCGAAGAAGTGCAGGCGCTCGGTGAGCCGGCGGCCGCTGCCGACGACGGCAACGCCGAGATCGCAGACCTGCTGAAGCAGCTGCTCGCGAAGTTCGAAGGCAAGACGTCGGCAGCGACCGACGAGGACGACGCCGCGAAGAAGGCCGCGCAGGACGAGGCCGAGAAGCGCGCCGAGGAAGCGAAGAAAGCCGAGGAGGCGAAGAACGCCTCGGCGATGGACGCGAAGATCAAGGTCGCCGCCGACGGCGCGCGCCAGTCGATCGAAGGCCGCTTCCGCGCGGCCGACAAGGTCGCGCCGATCACCGGTCGCATCGACGCAATGGCGTTCGACTCGGCCGAGGCGATCTACGCGCACGCGCTGACGGTCGGCGGCATGGACCCGACGAAGCACGACAAGGTCGCGTACGCCGGCATCGTCGACGTGCTGATCGACGCGCGCTCGAAAGCGCCGGTGCATGTCGCGCACGACGCCGCCGGCGACGCCGAGCTGCTCAAGCAGTTCCCGGCTCTGGCCAAAATCAACCACGCGTAAGGACGGACGAACATGGGCTTCCCGAACGCAGTACGTCTTCAGCCCGAGGTCGGCGTGCCGGGCACGCGCGCCTCGATGAATCCGATCTCAGTCATCTCGCGCGTCGCGCAGACGGCAGTAACCGTCGCTGCGTTCGTGTGGCCGGGCACGGACACCGACAACCAGGTGCAGAACACCGGCAGCGGCAAGCCGCTCGGTTTTGCGATCACCGACCAGGTCGGCGTGATCCCGAACTACCTGCAGGAATACAGCATGTCGGTTCCGGCCGGCATGGCCGTGCAGGTCGCCGAGCGCGGCGAGTTCTTCGCGAAGTCCGCGAACGCGGCGACGCTCGGGCAGAAGGTGTTCGCGACGCTCGCCGACGGCACGCTGCAATTCGGCGCGGCCGGCGCGACGGTAACGGGCGCCATCGAAACGGCATTCGTCGTTTCCCGCGGCGGCGCGGCCGGTGCAGTCATCAAGATCTCGACGTGGAGCCAACTCGCATGAAGCTGAACCAACTCACCGATTACGGTATCCACCTGCCGTATGGTGCCGAGCTGCTTACGCCCGAAGTGAAGGCGAAGCTCGTCGCGGCAATGGACGCGGCCGGCCCGCTCGTCACGCAGCCGAACAACGGCATCCCGCAGATGCTCACGAACTACTTCGATCCGCGCGTGATCGAGGTGCTCGTCGCGCCGATGAACGCCGAGCTGCTCTATCCGGTCGTGCAGAAGGGCGGCTGGACGGATTCGACCGCCACGTTCATGTCGGTCGAATCGACCGGCGAAACGGCGACGTATGGCGATTACAGCGAGAACGGCCAGTCGAGCCACAACGCCAACTTCCCGCAGCGCCAGAACTACGGCTTCCAGACGAACACGCAGTGGGGCGACAAGCAGCTGGCGGTCGCTGCAAAGGCGCGCCTCGACTATGCGGCGCGTCAGCAAACGGCCTCGGCGCTGATCCTGCGCAAGAAGGAAAACGCGATCTTCCTGTTCGGCGTCGTCGGCCTGCAGAACTACGGCCTGACGAATGATCCGGCGCTCTCCGCGCCGGTTGCGCCGGGCACGGGCGCCGGCGGCACCACGTGGGCGGTCAAGACGTCGGATGAGATCTACGCCGACTTCGTCACGCTCTGGGGCAACCTCATCGCGGCTGGCAATGGCCTGATCAACACGAAGAGCGTCGTGAAGGTCGGTATCCCGAACATCGTCGAGCAGAACCTGACGAAGCAAAACTCGTACGGCCAGGTGCTGAAGGATCGGCTGAAGCTCGCATATCCGAACATGACGATCGAGACGATCCCCGAGTTCGCGACCGCTGGCGGCAACCTCGTGCAGATGATCGCGCAGGATGTCGAGGGCCAACCGACCGGCGAGCTTGCGTATGCCGAGCGCCTGCGTGCGCACGGCGTCGTGCGTCACTCGTCGTCGTTCTCCGAAAAGAAGTCGGGCCACGCGTACGGCGCGGTGCTGTACTACCCGAACTTCATCGTTCAAATGCTGGGGGTCTGAAATGGCGGAAGTCCAAGAAACGAAGGCGAGCAAGCCGGTCAAGGTGTACTGCAAGCTGCCGCACGGGATCGTCTACAGCCTGCCGGACGGGCGCAGCGTGCGCCTGGTCGGCATGTACGGCGACGAGCGCTCGGACCTGCAGGTCGCAGGCATGCCCGGCCGCGACAGCGTCGCCGGCCACGGCGTGACCGTGGTCGACGCCGATGACTGGGAACAGATCGTCAAGGATCACGGCACGTCGGCTGCGCACAAGAACGGGTTCGTGTTCGCGGCGAAGGACGACAAGTCCGGCGAAGCGAAGGCGCGCGAGCAGGAAGGCGAGCGCACCGGCTTCGAGCCGTACGATCCGAACGCGCACCGCGAAGACAAGACGGTCGACGGTACCGCGCGCGGCGAGCTGCAAGGGTAATGAGCACGCCGACGGGTGTCGTCGCTTTCGACCCGGCCGCCTTCAGGGCGGCTTTTCCCGCTTTTACGGGGCTGAGCGACGCCATCCTCACAGGCTATTTCGCGATGGCCTGCATCTTCCTGAACAACTCGCCCGCGTCGGTCGTGCAGGATCTGACCGTCCGCGCGCAGCTGCTGAACCTGATCACCGCGCACCTCGCGTTCCTGATGGGGCGCGCGAGCTCGGGCGACGGTTCGAGCGCAGCGGTCGTCGGCCAGATGGTGTCGGCCGGCGAAGGCACCGTGAACGCGTCGTTCGCGCAGGTGCAGTCGAAGAACGCCGAGTTCTGGGCGCAAAGCCAGTATGGGCTCACGTTCTGGCAGATGGTGCTGCCGTTCCGCACCTTCCGCTACTTCCCGGCGCCGCATGTGTGCCGCTAAGGTCGTCGGCGGCACGAAGCTCGACGCCGCGCTGGCGCGCTACCTCGACAACGCGACGCTCACCATGCGCGCGGGCCTCCTCGAAAACGCAACCGAGCCGGACGGCACGCCGACCGCGCTCGTCGGCTTCTGGCAGGAATACGGCACCGAGGACATTCCGCCGCGCCCCTTCATGCGCACGACGGCGCTCGAGCGCGCCGCGCGCTGGGCGAAGATCGTCGGCGTGACGCTCCAACGCAACGGCGGCGACTTCGACGCGGCGCTGCGCCTGGCGGGCGAGGCGGCCGTCGTCGACATTCAGGCGACGATCGGCGCGTGGACCGATCCGCCGAACGCCGCATCGACGATCGCGAAGAAGGGCTTCGACGGCCCGCTGCGCGGCTCGGCCGCCGCGCCGATGCAGCACGCGGTCGCCTACGACATCGTCGACGGAGCACCCACAGAATGAATCTCCACGGCATCGTGTCCGGCGTGATCGGCACCGTGAACCCGCATGTGCCCGCCACGCTTCAGCAGCAGTCGGGCGGATATACAACGGCGCCGGACGGCGGCCGCACACCGATCTACAACGCGTCGCCGCAGATCGCGCAGGTGCAGGCGCTGTCCGCGCGCGAGATCCAGCATCTCGACGGCCTGAACATCACCGGCGTGCTGCGCAAGGCCTATCTGAATGGCGACTGGCGAGGCGTCTACCGGCCCGGCAATCAGGGCGGAGATCGCATCCAGTTCGCGGCCGCCGCGCCGGTGCCGGCCACGCTGCAGGGCACGACGTGGCTCGTCGTGCAGGTGTTCGAGACGTGGCCCGAATGGTGCTCGCTCGCGATCCAGCTTCAGATGAGGTGATGCATGCCCGTGACCATCTCCATCACCGAATCGCAGGTCTTCACGGCACTGCGCAGTTTCCTGCTCGGCATCCTGCCGGCCGGCGTTGAGGTAGTGCGCGCGCAGGACAACGGGGTCGGCGAGCCAGTCGGCGCTGACTTCGTCGTAATGAACTCGATCGCGTCGCCGCGCCTCGCCACGAACGTCGACGGTTACACGGACCCGGGCGCCGGCGGAGCGCCAGGCACACGCAACTCGATGCAGGCGATCGAGGCGCGCATCCAGCTCGACGTGCACGGCCCGAACTCGGGCGACAACGCGGCGATCATCTCTACGCTGTTTCGTGACGAATATGCCTGCATTCAATTCGCCACCGTTAATCCAGATATTCAACCGCTTTATTCGGAAATTCCCCGTCAAATGCCGTTTATTAACGGGGAAAATCAATTCGAGCAGCGTTGGATAATTGAACTGGCATTGCAATACAATCCAATCACGCAAACGCCGCAGGATTTTGCAGACGAGGTTATTCCCGAAATCGTCAGCGTGGACGCGGCATATCCACCCGGAGCTTAAACCATGTCGATCCCGGCATCCCTGATCGCATCCGTAACGCCGAGCGTCATCAGCGCGGGCGGTTCAGCCCTCGATCTCGTCGGGTATATGCTGACGACGAATTCCCGAGTCCCGGTCGGCTCCGCGCCGACATTTCCGACTCAACCCGCAGTGGCGGCATATTTCGGCCCGACTTCCGCCGAAGCGCAATTGGCCGCGATTTATTTCAACGGCTTCGACAATTCGAATGTGAAGCCGGGTTCGCTCGGCTTCATGCAATATCCGACGGCGCCAGTCAGCGCGTATTTGCGCGGCGGCTCGCTCGCGGCAATGACGCTCACGCAACTGCAGGCGCTTTCGGGAACCGTGATCGTCACGGTCGACGGCGTGCAGAAGACGTCCTCGAACATCAATCTCGCGAGCGCGACGAGCTTCTCGAATGCAGCGACGCTGATCTCCGCAGCATTTACCGGTGGCCCGACCGTCGCGTACGACAGCCAGTCCGCGGCATTCACCTTCACGTCAACGACGACCGGCGCGTCGTCGGCGATCGGTTTCGCGACGGGTACGCTGGCCACGGGGCTGAAGCTCACGCAGGCAACCGGCGCAGTCACGTCGCAGGGCGCAGTCGCATCGACGCCGGCGGCCGCGATGACGGCACTGACGAAGCTGACCCAGAACTGGGTGTCGCTCATGACCACGTTCGACCCGGACAACGGCGCCGGCAACACGCAGAAGATGGCGTTCGCGACGTGGACGTCGCAGCAGAACAACCGGTATCTGTACGCCGTGTGGGACCCGGACCAGAGCCCGACGACCACGGTTCCGGCGACGTCGTCGCTCGGGTATCTGGTCAACCAGGCCAACATGAACGGCGTCGCCCCGAACTTCAACGACATCAACAAAGCCGCGTTCCTGATGGGCGCGATCGCTTCGATCGACTTCACCCAGACGGCCGGTCGTAGCACGCTGTCGTTCAAGTCGCAGTCGGGGCTTGCGGCAGACGTGACCGACGCCACGATTTACCAGAACCTCGTCGCGAACGGCTACAACTGCTACGGCGCGTTCGCGACGGCGAACGACCAGTTCACGTTCTACACGCCCGGGCAGATCGCGGGCCAGTACAACTGGATCGATTCGTACATCGACCAGATCTGGCTGAACAACCAGATGCAGCTCGCCATCATGACCGGCCTCACGCAGTCGAAATCGGTGCCCTACAACGCCGTCGGCGACGCGACGATCGAGGCGTGGCTGATGGACCCGATCAACCAGGCGGTGAACTTCGGCGCGATCCAGCAGGGCGTCCAGCTCTCAGCCGCACAGGCGCAGCAAGTCAACACGGCCGCCGGCCGGAAGATCGACAGCATCCTCTCGTCGCGCGGCTGGTATCTGCAGGTGCTCGCATCGACGGCACCGGCCCAGACACGCGCCAATCGTCAGTCGCCGCCGTGCAGCCTCTGGTACATGGACGGCGGCAGCGTACAGCAACTCAACCTCGCCTCGGTGATGGTCCAGTAAGGGAGCAACCATGTCAGGAACGATTACCAGCGCCAACAGCGTGATCATGCTCGCGGCCGGATCCATCTTCCCGGTCGCGCAGCAGATTCAGGGCTATGCGGCCGAGGACATCTTCGATACCGACGACGTCGAAATGGCCGAGGTTTCGCTCGGTCTCGATGGTGTCCAGTCGTATGGCTACGTGCCCTACAACATCAAGTGGCGCCTGACGCTGCAGCCGAATTCCGACTCGATCCTGATCTTCGATAGCGTGATCACGGCCGAGAACGTGCTGCGCGACAAGATGCGCTGGGACGGTGTCGTGACGCTGCCGGGTATCAGCAAGAAATTTACGATGGTCAACGGTGTGCTGACGCGCGGGAAGCCGATTCCGGACGCGAAGAAGGTGCTCCAGCCGCAGACCTACGAAATCACCTGGGAGAAGGTGCTGCCGGCACCGATGTGACATGGCACGGAAAACGACCAACTTCACCGCGACCGACGGCCGCGACGATGGAAAGCGATTCCTGATCACCGAGATGTCGGCGTCGCAGTCGGAGGAGTGGGCGGCGCGCGCGCTGTTCGCTGCGATGAGCTGCGGCGTCGAGATCCCGGACGAGGTGCTCGGCGCGGGGCTGGCTGGCGTCGCCGCCGTCGGCATCAAAGCGCTCGGCCGCGTGCCGTTCGACGTCGCGAAGCCGCTGTTCGACGAGATGATGGGCTGCGTGCAGTACGAGTTCGAGCCGGGCCGACAGGGCGGCGCGCGCGCGTTGATCGAGACCGATATCGAGGAGGTCGCGACGCGGCTGAAGCTTCGGAAGGCGGTGCTCGACCTGCACCTCGAGGGTTTTCTCGGCGCCGCCCCGTCGAAACAGGCTTCTGGGGCGGCGGCAGCAGCAGACGCCTGATCGCGTATCCCAACGTGCCGCGCACCATCGGCGCGGTCGTTTCCCGCCGGCTCGCGACGCTTGTCGAGCTGCAAACCGTGCTGGGCCAAGACGATCTACATGACCTGCTCGAAATAATCGTCGTCGACAGCCACAACGAGCGCGTCGCGACAGAACCGAGGAATTGACGGTGGCCACAATTGTCGACGCGTTGGTGGTGACCCTCGGCTTCGACCTCTCCGCATTCAAGCGCGGCAAGGCCGAGGCCGGGTCGGCCACGAAGAAGCTCACCGCCGAGGAGCGGGGCGCCGCCAAGGAAATCGAGGATCGCAACAAGAAGGCGGCCGAATCGTTCCGCAGCATCCGCAACGAGGTACTCGCGCTCGTCGCGATCTTCACCGCCGGCGTCGGCATCAAGCAATTCGCCGAGAGCACGATCAATTCGGCGGTGAACCTGGGCTACATGGCCCAGAACCTCCAGATGAGCACGCGCGACCTCGCTGCATGGCAGCGGGCAGCAGAGCGCGCAGGCGGCTCAGCGGAAGGCATCACGGCCACTCTGTCGGCCTCCCAGAGCGATATCTCGAAGCTGAAGTTTGGCCAGGTCACCGAGGGCGTGCAGTGGTTCCTGCGCATGGGTGGCTCCGTCAAGGATCTGAAGGACGGCAACAGCTACCTGCTCGCTCGGGCGCGGATCATCTCCAGCATGTTCAAGACCGACCCGGGCCGCGCGCGCTTCATCGCGCAGCAGATGGGTATCGGCGACGGCGAGTTCAATTTCCTGAAGCAGGGCGAGGGCGCGGTGCTCGCGCTTGTCGACGCGCAGAAGAAGAACTCGGCCGTCACGGAACAGCAGGCGGCGCAGGCGCTGAAGCTGCGCAACGCGTGGCTCGACCTGCGCGACCGGCTGCAGTACGTCGGCACGACCGTCCTGCTCGAGCTGATGCCGATCTTCGAGAAGCTACTCGGCAAGCTCCAGAGCATGGCGGACTGGGTGGCCGATCACAAGGCGGATATCAGCATGTGGATCGATCGCGCCGTGACGGCGGTGCAGCAGTTCGTCGAATGGGCCGACAAGGGTGCGCAGGCCGTCGGCGGCTGGAAGAACGTGCTGATCGCGTTCGCCGGCCTGAAGCTGCTGTCGATGGCGTCTGGCGTGCTGTCGCTGGCTGGCGCGCTGCTGAAGCTCGGCGGCGCGCTCGGCGGCGTCAGCACGGCCGGCGCGAGCGCGCTGCCGATTCTCGGGCGCCTGCTCGGTATCGCCGGCCTCGCGCTGTACAGCCAGGGGCTGAACGAAGGCGAGGACCAAACGCGCCTCACGCAGCCCGGCGATACGTGGGATGGTGATCCGGTCGGCAAGGCGCGCGCCGCCGCGAACAGCGGCTCGCTGGACGATCGTCGCCGCTATCTGATGGGGCGCTTGAAGGAAGCCGGCTATACCGACGCGCAGGCGGCCGGCATCACCGGGAGCCTGCAGCAGGAGAGCCAGCTTGATCCGAATGCCGTGAACAAAAAGTCGGGAGCGGCAGGTATTGCGCAATGGCTCGGCCCGCGCGCGCTGGAGTTTGAAAAGCAGTTCGGTCACCCCGTCGCGCAGTCGACCTTTGGCGAACAGGTCGACTTCATGCTCTGGGAGCTGAAGAACACGGAAAAGAAGGCTGACCAGCGCATCCGGATGGCGAAGACGCCGGAGTTCGCCGCCGAGGTGCACGCGCGCGAGTACGAGCGACCCGGTGCGAACGAGATCAATATCCCGCGCCGGCAGCAATACGCGCGCGAGGCTGCGGGTGTCGGTGCAGGTCAACCGAACGCTGTCGCGACGACGGACGCGGCGCAGCGCGGGAATGCGCTGAAGATCGCCCAGCAGACTGCAACGGCAGCAGCGCCGGCTGTCAGCAATTCGACGTCGACTACGACGAACACGAACGAAATGCATGTCAACGGGCCGATCACCGTGCACACGCAGGCGACGGACGCGAACGGCGTCGCGCGCGATCTGGGTGGCGCGCTGCGCCGTTACAGCTTTGTCGTACCGCAGGCCAACACCGGACTGAGCTGATATGCCGCTGCCGAATCTCACCGTTCCGACCTTCCCGAACGTCCCGAATCTGCCGGGCGTACCGCCGCTCATCCGCGCGCCAGGCGAATCGCTCGGATCGTTCGCCATCTCGCTGATCACGACGGATGCGATTGGGCTGCTCGAGGGGCTGCTCGCGCCCGTGTGGGGCATCTTCGACGAGTTCGGCGCACCGATGGCCATTGCGGATACCGCGCTGAGTGTCGAATACCGCGGCGACTCGCGCATCTCGAAGTATCCGCAGGAGCAGGGCGGCTTCGCCGACTACAACAAGGTGCAGATGCCATACAACGCGCGCGTGCAACTTGCGTGCGGTGGCAGCGATGCGCGGCGTTCGGCATTCCTGTCGTCGATCGAGGCATCGAAGCAGTCGACGATGCTGTTCACCGTGATCACGCCGGATGCGACGTACGAGAATGCGAACGTCGTCGCGTACGACTATCGCCGCACGTCGAAAAACGGCGTCACGATGGTGGTCGCCGAGATCTATCTCGAAGAGATCCGGCAGACGGTCGTTGCGCAATTCGACAACACGCAGAACTCGGCGTCACAGGATTCGGCCAGCCTCGGCCAGGTGCAAGGGCAGGTGCCGACTGCGGCGCAGTCTGGACTGTACGGGCCGGTCTCGGTTACGACCGGCGTTGGTGGGGTGCAGTGATGCTGACACTTCCGCTTACCGCGCGGCCCGCGCAGAACTTCAGCGTGCTGCTCGCCGGGCAAAACTGCCAGATCACGGTCTACCAGAAGACGACGGGCCTGTACCTCGATCTCGCCGTCAACAACGCACCGATCAAGAGCGGGATCGTCTGCCGCGATCGCGTCCTGCTGATCAGGTATCCCTATCTCGGCTTCGTCGGCGACCTGACATTCTTCGACACGCAGGGCGTTGACGATCCCGAATACGCCGGGTTGGGCGCGCGGTGGCAACTGGTCTATCTCGATGCGGGAGACCTGCCATGAGCTTCACGCGTAAGCGCATCGACCTGACGATCACGCTCGGGGATGGCGAGTTCGGTGAGGATGGGTCGAACACGGTGACGCTGACCGGCCTGCGTGTGCAGTCGCTCATCACGGTGCCGGGTGGAGATGCGATGGCGGCCGCACAGATTCGCGCGTTCGGTATCCCGTTGTCGATGATCAACCAGCTGACGACGGTTGGGCCGATCAATACGGCGATCCGCGCGCAGAACGCCGTACAGCTCGCTGCCGGCGACGACGAGAACGGAATGCACGTTGTCTACTCCGGCACGATCGGCGAGGCGTGGGGCGACTTCCAAGGCACGCCGGACGTGCCGCTGAACATCATCGGTTATGCCGGCCTGATCCAAGCAGTGAAGCCAGTCGGCGCACTTAGCTACGTTGGGACCGTTGACGTCGCGACCGTCATGCAGGAGCTTGCGAACACGATGGGCCTCACGTTCGAAAACAACGGCGTGCAGGTGCAGCTGTCGAATCCGTACTTCCCGGGCACGGCTCTCGCGCAGGTTCGCGCGTGCGCCCGCGCCGCGGACATCAACTACCTGATCGATCGCGACACGCTTGCGATCTGGCCGCGCGCCGGTGTGCGCGCGACGACGGGCGATGTCCCGCTCATCTCGCTGGCAACAGGCATGCGCGGATATCCGACCTTCTCGAGCAACGGACTCGGCGTGTCGACGGAGTTCAACCCGAACATCAAGAACGGCGGCCAGGTGAAGGTGCAGAGCTCACTGCCGGTCGCCTGCGGCATCTGGAACGTGTTCGATCTCTCTCACGCGCTGGAAAGCGAGGTGCCGGACGGCGCGTGGTTCACTCAACTTTTGGGGTACCCGCAAAATGGTGGATAACGCATTCGGCTACCGCGGCAGCCAGCGGCCGACGTCGGGCACGTCGCCGTTCAACGAGCAGTCGTTCCTCGTCTGGCAGATCCTGCGCACGATCTCCGGCGCGCGCCTCGTGCAGGTTCAGGCTGTGACGAACTCGGGTGGCGTCTCGCCGGTCGGTTTCGTCGACGTGCTGCCGCTCGTGAACCAGCTCGACGGCTCCGACAACGCGATGCCGCACGGCGTCATCCACAACCTGCCGTATTTTCGGCTGCAGGGCGGCACGAACGCAGTGATCATCGATCCGCAGGTCGGCGACATCGGCGTGGCGATCGTCGAGGATCGCGATATCTCTTCCGTGAAGGCGAACCGCGGGCCGGCGAACCCCGGTTCGAAGCGCATCTTCGACATGGCCGACGGGCTGTATCTCGGCGGATTCCTGAACGGAGCACCGAGCCAGTACGTCCGGTTCTCGGCGGCCGGCATCGAGATCGTTTCGCCGACGCAAATCCGCATGGCCGCGCCGTCGATCGTGCTGCAGGCCGACAACACCATCGGCTTGACGGCCGGCAGCCAAATCACCAATTCCGCGCCGGCCGTCGAGATCGACGGGCAACTGACGCAGGGGGAAGGCCCGCTCGGCGGCAACGCGGCGATGCAGGGGCCGCTGACCGTCGTCAACGACGTCACCGCGCAGGGTACGAGCGTGCACACGCACACGCACGGCGGCGTACAGACCGGCAGCGGAAACACGGGAGCACCGAACTGATGAAGAACGAAATGACCGCAGAGCGCGCGCGAGAGCTGCTCGACTACAACCCGGAGACGGGCGAATTTCGGTGGAAGGTGACACGGAACAATCGCACCCGCGCGGGAAGCGTCGCCGGCGCGAAAGAGGTGCAAGGTTATCACGTGATCAAGATCGACGGGCGCACGTACAAGGCTCATCGTCTCGCATGGCTGATCGTTACGGGTGCATGGCCGGCAGCCCAAATCGATCATATCGATCACGATCGTTCGAACAATCGATTCTCGAATTTCCGCGAGGTGACCAATCAGGAAAACCATCGTAACAAGAGGATGCGCCGAATCAATACGAGCGGTGTGACTGGCGTGAATCGCGTCGGGAATAAGTGGCACGCTCGGATTGCCGGTCCCGACGGCGCGCGCATCAATCTCGGGCGCTTCTGGACAATCGAGCAAGCCGTTCGCGTCCGCGAGGAAGCGCTCGAACGGTTCGGCTACCACAAGAATCACGGGAGGTAATCGTGGATACGCTACTGCTCGATCGCGACACTTGGGATTTGTGCCTGGATGCGTACGGCAACATCGCAGTTGCCTCGTCACCCTACGCAACTGCGCAGGACGTAGCGAGCGCCGTGCGCACGTTTCGCGGCGAGGCGTGGTACGACACGTCGGTCGGCGTTCCGTACTGGCAGGACATCCTCGGCAAGCGACCACCGCTGCCGCTCATCAAGAAGGACATCGTGACCGAAGCGCGCCGAGTGTTCGGTGTCCAAGCCGCGCAGTGCTTCATCACGTCCATGAAAGATCGCGTCGCGAGCGGCCAGGTGCAGGTTTCCACGGCCGCCGGCGTGCTTCCCGTCAATTTCTGAGGCTCCGCATGTCGACTCCTCCCACCTCAAGCGTTCCGCCGATCAACTGGGCTCCGACTGGCCCCGTCGTGCCGGCTGAATCTGCGATCCTGACCGGCGTGCTCGCCGACACGAATGCGGCGTTCGGCGGCAACATGAACATCACGAACGAGGATGGAACGCCGAACGTGACGACGCCGCAGGGGCAACTCGCATCGAGCCTGACGGCGATCATCGGCGCGAAGAACGACGACATGCTCGAGGTCGCGAATGGCGTCGATCCGGATCTGGCTGACGGCCGCTGGCAGGACGCGATTGGCCGCATCTACTTCATCGAGCGCGACCCGGCCGAGCCGACGGCGCTGCAGGTGGCGTGCGTCGGCGCCGTGAACACCGTGATTCCGGTCGGCGCGCTGATCAAGGATTCGAGCAACAACGTTTATCTCTGCACGCAGGCCGGCACGATCCCGGCGGCCGACACGCTCACGCTCGGGTTCGCATGCAAAACAACCGGGCCCGTGCCGGTGCCGGCCGCCAACCAGGTGTCGATCTACCAGGCGATCCCCGGGTGGGATACGGTGACCGTCGTTTCTGGCGTGCAGGGGCGCGACGTCGAGTCGCGAGCCGATTTCGAGAATCGCCGCCGGCAGTCGGTCGCGAAGAACTCGAGCGGCTCTGTTCCGTCGGTGCGCGGCGCGGTGCTTGGGGTGGCCGGCGTCCTTGATGCTTGCGTGCTCGACAATCCGCTGAGCACCTCGGTCACGATCGGCGGTTACACGCTGCTGCCGAACTCGCTGTATGTCGGTGTCTACGGTGGCGCGGCGCAGGACATCGGAAACGCGATCTGGAGCAAGAAGGCGCCGGGCTGCAACTACAACGGGAACACGACGGTGACCGTGCAGGATGCGAGCGTCGGCTCGCAGCCGTACCCGAGCTATGCAGTGAAGTACCAGACGCTGACGGCGGTCCCGATTCTGTTTTCCGTGCAGCTCGCCAACAACTCGAACCTGCCTTCGAACATCACGCAGCTGGTGCAGAACGCGATTATCTCGGCGTTCACTGGCGCCGACGGCGGATCGCGCGCGCGTAGCAACAGTACCGTATTTGCTGGCCGATACTACCCGGGCGTGATGGCGATCGATCCGTCCGTCGAGCTTCTCTCGATCCAGCTCGGCACGACGACAGCGAATCAGAATTCCGTCGACATCGGCATCGCGCAAACCCCGACCATTGCCGCGTCGAATATTTCGGTGACGCTCGTTTAAATGGATAACGTCCTTCAGACAGTCCTCGCACAGTACGCGAACAGCCCGACGCTGATCCAGCTCGTTCAAAACATGAACGGGTATATCGATCCGAGCGCGGACATCGACGCGTTCTACGACAACGTGTGGAACATTCAGACGGCGGTCGGGCGCGGCCTCGACATCTGGGGGAAGATCGTCGGGCTCGAAGACGGGCGCCTGCTGAAGATCCCCTCTGCCGAGATCAACCTTGGCTTCAAGGAAGCCGGAACGGCGAGCGCCACGACGTTCAACTCGGGCGTGTTCTACGCGGGACAGCAGATCACGCAGAACTACTACCTTTCGGACGACGCGTTCCGCACGCTGATCCTAGTGAAGGCCGCGGCAAACATCTCCGACGGCTCGATCCCGAGCTACAACCGGTTGCTCCAGAGCCTGTTCGCCGGCCGTGGCCGTTGCTACGTGAACGATCTCGGCAACATGCGGATGCGCTACACGTTCGAGTTCTATCTGCAGCCGTTCGAGCTCGCGATCATCACGCAGTCCGGCGCGCTGCCGCGACCAACCGGCGTTCTCGTGACGGTTCTCGAGGAGCCGCAGAACAGCACTTTCGGTTTTTCCGAGGCGGGCGTCGGGAGCGCTGCGCCCTTCGGCCAAGGCACTTTCTATTCTGAGGTCTAACATGCAAGCAAATCAGACTCCGACGCTCGTCCCGTTGGCCTTCGCGGCGGGTGGCGCTTTCAACACCATCCCGGAAGCGTCGCAGATCAGTACGAATCCGGGCGGCGCGTCCCTGGTCGACGGCTTCCCGCCGCTCACGCGCACGCCGATCGCAGCTGGTGGTATCCCGCCTGCCGGCCTCGACATGAACGGCATCTTGAATCTGATCACGCAGTCGACGCGGTGGGCGCACGCGGGTGGCCGGTACGGGTACAACGCTGCGTTCGCAAGCGATACGAACGTCGTCGGCTATCCGTCCGGCGCGATGCTGATGAGCGCCGACGGTCTGGGTACGTGGCTCAGTCTCGCCGACAACAACAGCGACAACCCCGATACGGGCCCGGGCACGAAGTGGGCGCCGTCGCAGGCGTACGGCTTCTCCGCGGTCTCGGGCCTCACGAACACGAACGTCACGCTGACGCCGGCGCAAGCGATGAAGTCGCGCATCGTGCTGACTGGCGCGCTGACAGCGAACGTACAGATCATCCTGCCGACGTGGACGCGGGAATGGACGATCGTGAACAACACGACCGGTGCGTTCTCGATCACGGCAAAGACGGCGGCAGGCACGGGCGTGGTGATTCCGGCGGGCCCGGCGCGCGTCGTTGGAGATGGCACGAACATCACGCAGCCGGCCGAGAGCATCGCGGCTGCGACATCGTCGAGTCAGCCGCTGACGGCTGGCCAGATCGGTGCGATCGGGTCGCAAGGGAATCTGCCGATCAACACGTCGGCGAAGGTGAGCGGCGTCAACAGCGCGAACCTGCTCGTCAACGGTTCCGGTGAGCTTGGCTTGAGCAATTGGAGTTTCGCGGCTAACTTCGCGCCACAGAATGATGTGACTGGCGGAATTGGCGGATTTTTCGGAAACACTGCCGCATTGAGTGGTGCGTCTGGCTCGAACTTTACGGGAAACATGGCGGTCGGTGCAAACGTGCCGCTGACGCTTTCTTTCGATGCTGCTTCCAACGTTTCTGCTGGCACTTACTCGGTTGCGCTTGTCGCGTATAACAGCTCCGGCACCTTCATCGGCAACGTCGCGGCGGTCACCATTCCCAATGGCGCGTCGACTTCAACGCGGTATTCCGCTGGCGGGACGACGCCGGCCGGAACTGCATACGTCACGTCCAGCTTCAACGTTACTGGCGTGACCGCTCCGGTAAATGGCGTTGTGTGGCGCCGAGTGAAAGTCGAGCAAGGCAACACGCCGTCGCTCTATTCGCAGGAGGCCAGCATCGCCACGGTCGGAGGGGGCACACCCGTCGTCGGCTCCGTCCGCAACCTGCGCATGTACGTCGCGACCGCGTCAGCGACGGCGACGATCACCGCCGACGAGGTGATCGCGTGCTCGGCACTCGGCGGTGTCTCATATAAGGTCGGCAGCCTGAGCCAATCGATCAATCTCGCCGGCGCGAACGGCATCGGTGGCATGGACACCGGCTCCGCGCCGACGAATGGCTACGTCGCGATCTACGAGATGGTCAACCCGTCGACGGGCGCGAAAGGGCTGATGGCGGTGAACGCGACGTCGAGCGTCGCGCCGAGCGTCTACGGTGGGTCGAATGCGCCGGCCGGATACACCGCATCCGGGCTACTGACGGTCGTGCCGACGAACGGGAGCGGGCAGTTTTCGCCGGTGCTGGTGCAGGACCGGCTCGTATCGTTCCCGCTCAAGACGGCACTGACTTCGAGTACGGTTCAAGGGGCGTTCACGTCGCTTTCGATTTCAGGCATCGTGCCGCAGAATGCGAAGTCGCTCATCGGCGAGATGTCGCTTGCGTCGACCAGCAGCTCGACTGCGGGCTTGGCGGTCGCAGCAGACGCGAATGGTGTCGGTCAGCAGAACTCGACTGCGACGGTGACGGCTACCGGTTACGTCGGGAATTATCAATGCCCGCTCGTTACCGCGCAGACGATCTACTGGAATTCATCGAATACTGCCGGGACGCCGACGTTCTCGATCTATATTGCCGCTTACACGATCTGAGGTATCTGATGACGACACTATTCGTGCAATTCACCGATTCCAAAGAATCCAAAATCGCTGCTGTTTTTTCGTGCCCACAAGATGAGGAGGAGTATCTGAATCAGGGCGAGATCGAGTCGTCGGATGAACGATACGCGGCATACTATGCCGCGCTCCCCGCAAGCGTTCAGTCGAATCTCGCCGCGCCGGATTGATCGCTCACCCAGACACGCCTATTGAGGGCGATCCAGCTCTCGATACGCGTCTCGCCAAAAGCGATCCGAAATCGCGCAGCGGCACTTCAACGAAACGATAGTTGAGGTCCGAGAGAATCCAGATGAGCGGCAGCGCTGTCGCAATGAAGATCGCCGTGTACGTGTGATCGAAGTGGGTTCCAGGAAGTAGTCGGGCCCATAGTTCTCGGGTAGCCCAGTACACCGGATTGTGGATCAGGTATATGGCGAAAGAGCGCGCGCCAATGTATGCCAGGGCGGTGCGCAGCTTATTAGGGAAACGCTGATCAATGAGCCTGTCGTCCGCATAACGGACGAGGCAGGTTGCAATTTTCAGATTGACGTAGGAATTTGACGACATGCGAGGTGAGTTTCGCTCGTATTCGGGCCTCACTTCCCGCGTTTTTCACACACATGACGGATTGCTCCCATGAGTCGACAACAGCTGATTTTTCGCGATCACCAGGTTCGCCAGCGCGAACAGACTGAACAGCTGTGCCGTGTTCCTGGCTAGACCCTTGTAGCGCACCTTGCGATGACGAAACAGGTTCTTCACGACATGAAACGGATGCTCGACCCGGGCGCGGATCTGCGCCTTGGTTCGCTCGACCGCGATCACGAGGTCCTTCAGCGGACCTTCCTGCATCGCCCTGATCTTTCCGCGCTTGAGCGCCACGTGCCACTTCACCGTCTTGCCCTTCATCTCCTCGCGCTTGTCCACGCCGGTGTAGCCCGCATCGCCAAACGCTTCCTGCTCATGACCGTGCAGCAGGGCGTGGGCCTGCGATACGTCCGGCTCGTTGGCCGCCGTGGTGACCACGCTATGCACCAGACCCGAGTCGGCGTCGACGCCGACATGGGCCTTCATGCCGAAATACCAGTCGTTGCCCTTCTTCGTCTGATGCATCTCCGGGTCACGGCTCTTCCCGGCGTTCTTCGTGGACGGCGCAGCCTCGAAGATCGTCGCATCCACCAGCGTGCCTTCCTTCATCATCAGCCCGCGCTCGCACAACTCGATGCCGATCTCGTCGAACAGCTTTCGCGTCAGTGCGTGCTCGACCAGCAGGCGCCGGAATTTCAACAGCGTGGTGGCGTCCGGCACGTTCTCGCGCGCCAGGTCGATGCCCGCGAAGGCGCGCATCGCGATGCTGTCGTAGAGCGCATCTTCAAGCCCTTCGTCCGACAACCCGTACCACTGCTGCAGCAAGTAGATCCGCAGCATCCGTTCCAGGCCAATCGGCGGCCGGCCACGCTCGCCCTTCGGGTAATACGGCCCGATCACCGACAGCAGCCGCGACCAAGGGACGACCTTCTCCATCTCGGCCAGAAAGCGTTGACGCTTGGTCACCCGCTTCTTGCCCGCACTTTCCGCTTCCGCAAAACCGATCTGCCGCTGCATCGTCGTGGGTCCGTTCCGTGAGCTTCTTTCTACAACGCCCTTGGCCTCGTCAGCGATGACCGCCAAGCCGAATTGATCAGTGTTTCCCTAGCGGGAAAGAGATAGCCGCGATCGTATGATGCGACCCATACAGCGATCGCTCCGATGATGCTCACCATCATTGTGTACGGGCGCATTTCAGGCTGCCCGATCGGCGCAACGCCGACGCTTGCGCAGGCGACACAGGCAATCAGAACTGGGGCCGCGACCATGGAGAGTCCGGTTTTTTGCAGCCACTTCGGTTCGATCTCGCGTTGCGCTCGAGTCACCGAGAAGTATGCGATGCACATGCCAAGCAGCACCGCGTCGGCGCGAATCAGATAGAGAAATGGCGCGCGAAAATTCATCATGATCAGCGCGGCCTGCATGCAAATGAGCCACAGCGCTGATACCACCGCGATCCATTTCGGCCTTAGAAGCACGATGAGCGGGAAGAGCAGATAGAACTGCTCCTCGAGCGACAGCGTCCAGTAGATTCCATTGTTTCCGCACAGCAGGGCGCCGTCCGTCTGGTTCAGGCAACGGGCGAAATGGATGTTCGAAATGTTCAGCGCGACGGCGACGAAGTCGGAAATGTTCGCGGCTGGAGTAGTGAACACGCCTGTCGAATTGAAGGTAATCGACAAGACGAGCATGACGGCCATCCACAGCCATGCAGACGGGATGATTCGAAATATGCGCCGAACGAAGAACGCTCCGGCTTCACGACTGAAGGTTCCGCTCGACCAGGCATTGCGGAGCCGGGCGGCAAATGCACGGGTGATGACGAATCCCGAAATGGCAAAGAAGATGTCAACGCCGCCCCACAGGGCAAGCTGACTTTTCTCTACCTTATCGCTCCAGAACAGCAGGTTCCCCGAGTGGTAGACGATCACCATCAGCACCGAAATTCCACGTAAGGCTTCGATCTCTAGGTTCTTCTGGTGTCCTGCCATTAACTGCCTCGTTGTCGAACGTCACCAAAGTGACCGGTCATGGCGGTCAGCATCCTTCTGGCCTATTTCCCAGGAGAAGTGCTCAATCGAACCCGGTGCATATGGGTTGGCTTTGATGCACTGGTCGTAATCTTGCCAGCCCCTGTCGTAGGCTTCTTGATCAAGGCTGCTGATCGCCGCGCTTGGATATTTGTCGCTCATCGTGAGCTTGCCGAGGTCCCCGAGGAGTCGGCGCAGTAGGTGCTTCATTTTTCTGGTCTCCGATCGTCATTTCCCCGCGATCAGGAAAAATTCTAGCACCTCTCGGGCGCGCGACGCCCGAGACTGACGGCTCATCGAAGCAGGCTCTGCACCATTGGCGCCAAGACTTCGGACGCCCATTGCGCGTTATACCGATAGAGGGCGTCGGTCGGGTGCACGCCATCGCTCAGCAATGAGGGATAGTCGGCCAGCCCCTGCGAGTACTCCCAGTTGAACACGACGGGCACCTGCTGAGCGACCACGACCTGTTTCAGCTGATCGAGGTACGCGAGCATCGCGGCATTGCCCTCGGGAAACGCGACAGGGTTCGGCTCGTAGAGGACGACCTGCTTGCCGTGGGCGCGCGCGATCTGGACGAGCTGCGTGACGATCCGGCCGTATTCCTCCGGCGTCTCTTGCGGCAGGCCCGGCTGCGGGACGCTGTTGTAGAACGAGTCGTTCCGCATGAAATTCAGCGTGACGATGTCCGCCTTCGACGCAGCCATCTGCTGATCCCAGGGGGCGTGTTTCTTGTCGGTGCCGTTGAGCAACTGCGCCGCCTCGGCGCCGTCGACGCCCTCATTGCTGACGGTGACGGCCTGCCCGAACTGCTGCTGCAGCAACTGCTGAAGGACGGCCGGCTCGCTGTTTGGCGTCACGCTGGCGACGCCGTTGAAGATCTGGAGGCCGTGTGTGGTCGAATCGCCGTATTCCTCGATCAGCACCGCTTTCGCGGGCGTGGGCTGCTTCGCGACAGCAGGGGCCGCAGTTCCGTCACCGCCGCCGCCACACGCTGCGAGCATGCAGCTGAACAACGTCGCTACGGCTGCTGCTCCCCATCGGACACCGGGGCGTCGGCCGGTGCGTCCAGATCGATCACCGCGCCGACGTCGCGCATTGTCGCTAGCACCCGGTCGATTTCCGGTTGCGGGAGTGCGACGAGCGCGGCTGCCATGAACAGATTGGCCGGCGGGATTCCCTGCGGCTTGTTCTCGTCCGCGTAGTCCCGCCAGCGTCGCGCGCTCTTCAGGCCGAGCGCCCGCGCCATCTGCGTTCCGGAGTAGCCGAGCTTCTCCTTCCACTGCTTCATCTGAGCTACGGTTGGCGATCGAAATAGCATGGTGAGTCGATCCATGGCGCGCGAACGCGCGAAAGCACAGTTTCATGATGGGTTCCTTTCGGATGGCGGCCGCGCGGTGTGCGCTTCCTATGCCTCGAACGGTAGGCGGATTCCGCCTAGGTGTCAAGCTCAATCGCGTGCGTTGGCGGCGTGCCCATCGTGATAATTTGCGCCGTGGATTTCACTCAATTTCGCATAAACATTTGACCGATAATCAGGCCATCTGATTTTTGATTAACGGATTCCGTTAAATGAATGGTCAAAATAACACGCAAAATAACCCCGGTTCTTGGCTTGTAAGTGCAAAAACCGTGATTAGTACGGTGGCCGGCCTCGTTTCCATCTTGGCCGCGCTGGTAGGGGCTTCGGCGTGGTGTATTGGCCTTTATTCGGGACTTTCTAATCGAGTTACGGTGCTTGAACAGAGTAATCAAGCGATGCGTGACGATTTGAAAGATATCAAGCAAATGGTTTCTCAGCTCGTATTGGGCGCGGCGGGCAACCGGCCCGAAACGCGGAGATGGACAAAATGAAGTGGAAAATCACACTGGCCGACAACTGGCGCACGCTGCACCGTCGCGGCACCGTCATCGTGAGCGGAGCGCTCGCAGTCGTGACGGCAGCCGGCCCAGCGATCATCGAGGCGTGGAACTCGATGCCGGCCGACCTGAAAGAGCTGCTTCCGCAGGGCGTGCAGCGGTACGCGGCGCTCGTCGCGTTCGCGCTGATCCTCGTTGTGCGCTACACCGCGGTGCGGCGCGTGCCGGCGCCGGCGGCCGATGCCGGGCAGGGGAATGGCGATGGCGCTCAGTGATCTCTTCGGCGCGATCGCGCGGCTGTTCGGCGTGAACTCGGCGCCGGTCGTCGACGTGCAGACGCTGTCGGATTCGCTAAGTAGCATGTCGGGCGCTGCACCGACGCCCTCGTTCGAGATGGGGAAAACGGACATCGGCGTGCCTGCGATGCAAGCATCCTCCCCGCAAAGCGCCGCGCAGCAAGCCTCTCCGGAGCTGGCGGGCGGCAACGATCAGGCATGGCTCACGCTCTGTCGCCCGCTGTCGCAGCACTTCGAGAGCTGCTACCTGACCGCCTATCCGGATCCGGCGTCGCCGCTCGGGAAAGCACTGCAGGCGCGCGGCCTCTGGTACAAGGTGCTCGCCGGCTCGCCGATCCCGAGCGATCCGGTGCTGCGCGCGCTGAGCGGAGCGCCGTGGACGTGCGGGTGGGGTTCGACTGGGCCGGACGTGCGCGAGGGAACCGTCTGGACGCAGGCGACGGCTGACGCGCGACACGATGCGAATCTGCGCGCCTCGGCGGCGCTCGTCGACCAGGCTGCGCGCGTGCCGCTGTCGGCGCAGCAGAAGGCGGCCATGACGAGCATCGTGAACAACGTCGGGCCGGGCCGCGCGCGGCGCGTCGGCGATCCCGGGCGCGACGGCATCATCACGCTCGCCAGCGGTCAGCCGTCGACGCTGCTGCGACACCTGAACATCGGCGACATGGCCGGCGCGGCAGCGCAGTTCGACGCATGGAATCGTGCTGGCGGCATCGTGCTGGCCGGTCTCGTGCGCCGGCGCGCGGCCGAGCGCGATCTCTTCCTCACTGGACGCTGGAGCACAGCATGACGACGATCCTCATTTCCCTGTTCGCGAAGTTCTGGCCATACCTGGTCGCGGTCGGCGGTGTCGCGGTCGGCGCGCTGGTCGGCTGGACGAAATCGAAGTCCGCGGCGGCGAGCGTGGCGCAGGCCGGCCAGAAGACTGCCGAGGCGCAGGCTGTTGCAGCGCAGGCGCGCGAGCAGGCCGCACAGTCCGCAAACGCGGAAGCCCAGGCGAATGCCGATGCGGCGCAGGCCGGCGCGGTCGCCACAAAGGAGAGAAGCGATGCAGAAACGAACGTTGGCGCTCTGCCTGCTGGCGGTGCTGAGCAGCAGCTGCGCAACGACTGGCAGCGCGACTAAGCCGTCGGGGGCGCCGTGCGAGCCGCAGATCGTCACGAAGACGCGCATCGTCGACACGGGGTGCGACTGGACGCGTCCGATCTACGTCAGCAAAACGGACGTGCTGAGCGATGAGACGGCGAAACAGCTCCTCGCGCACAACACGGCCGGCGCAAAGAACTGCGGCTGGAAGCCGGCCGGGAAGTAG